GATGCGAACTTTACCGTGAAGATCTGCGACGTCGGATCGTAGTCGAGGAGGCCGGTCGTAGATGCCTGTCGGAAGATGGATCCATCGCCGAAGAAGATCCCGCCGTAGCGGTTCGTCGTCGTGCCGGTTCCCCCGTTCGCGACCGTGAGCGTGCCGAGCGAGAAGGAAGACGGGTTCGTTCCGGAACACGTGAGGAAGCCACCCGGACAGGAGTTCGAGATAACGCCCGTGTTCGTGATCGTCGAGACGGATCCGGCCGCGGAGATCGAGATACCCGTGCTTGCCGCGACGGAGGAAGTTGCGGTCCACGTAGGGACGCCGCCGAGCCAGCCGAGTACCTGTCCGTTCGTACCGCCCGTGATCGTGATCGCGGATGCCGCGCCGCCGATCACGGAGATCGGGTTCGAGAGGGAGACGACGCCGGATGCCGTGAGGGAAGTCGTCGCTACGCTTGAAAGCGCGTTCGTTCCGTTTCCATAGAGAAGCTGTGAGCTCGTGAACGTACCGACGCCGGTTCCGCCGCCCGCGACGCCGAGCGTTCCTGAAAGGGAAGGCGTGAACGTCTGCGTATTGCTGTTGCCGACGATCGTGATACCGAGCGTGAGGCCATTGAAGGATCCCGTCGAGGTCGCGAGCGTCTGCGTTGCGCCGGTCTGTGTTTGTCCGGCCGGACCAAGCGCGGTGATGCCGCTACCGCCGGTTGAAAGACACGTGCCGTTTATCGCGTAGCATCCGGTCGTGATGTTGAAGCCGACGTTCGAGGTCGAGGTCGCCGATCCGGAGATCGTGAGGCCGGATAGCGTCGTCGTACCGAAGCCGGTTCCGGAGACAGTAAGACGCGATGCGCCTACGCCATCCTTCACGTCGAGGAGCGTGCCGGCCGTCGTCGAGGAAACGGTGAGAAGCGTATCTGCGCTTTGCGTCGTCGTAGCCGGTCCGCCGATAAGCCACCCGCCATTCGGGAAGAACCCGCCGACGTTCTGCGAATCCTTCGATCCTGCTTCGAGCTTCCATCCGAACATGAACGAGTTGCCGAGGCCGGCCGTGCCGGTCTGGAAGATGCGGATACCGCTCTGATCGCTATCGGCATAGTGCTCTGTATAGAAGTCGATGAAGCGCTCGTTCACTCCGGCATTGTTATTGTCATAGTCGATAACGAGAGAGAGCGTCGATTCCTGCGATGCGCCGGTCGGCGCTTTGATACGCATCAAGGTATAGCCGTTGCCGGAGGTCTGCGCGTCGCGCTGAAGATCGAAGAAGCCGAGGTTATGCGTCGAGAGAAGGTTCGTCTTGATACGGACCGTAGAGGAAGCGTTGATCGCGCCCTGAAACTGCATAGGCGACGTCGTGGACTGATTCACGGAACCGTACACATTCACAGCGGTCCACGGCCATGCGAAAGAAGATCCGGTCTGATCCGTACCACAGGAGAATTGCCCGGTCGTTATATCCCAGAGGAGCTTCGAGGTCGCCGCGGTATCGCAGTCCGTCGTGAGGCCGCCGCCGCGCCATACGGTCGAGGAAGCGTATCCGAAAGAGGCGAGCGTAGAGGAAGCATTCGCGAACGTCTGAAGGCCGGACCATGAATGAGCCGTCGCCATGTTGAGCGCGAGCGTGGAAGCGGAACCGCCGACGAAGGTTCCGATCGTGCCGGTCGTCGAGAAGTCGCTATTCGGCGTGAACGTCGAGGTCGCCGTGCCGTATGCGGATCCGGCGCCCGTCGCGCTATACGTGAGGACGTTGCCCGCCGCGATCGGCGAAGACGTCGAGAGGCCGGTTCCCGTTCCGGAACCGCACGCGATACCCGTAGACGTAAGGAGGCCGGAGGACCACGAGGCGCATCCATCCGAACGGCCGGTATTCGTCAGTCCGGAGCCGGAAGGAATCGTGATGTTGCCGGTGCTATCGATCGTCGTCGTCGCGGTCCCTCCCACGGAGAGGCGCGAGAAAATAGAAGCCGCCGTCGTCGAGGCGCCGCTCGTGCGGATCGTCATGATATCGATGCCGCCGGCCGCGAGGTTCAGCGTGTCGGCCGCCGAGGACCATACGCCGGTATCGGCATCATTATTGAACGCATATGTCGGCGTGCCTACTGCGCCCGCATCGGCGCGGAGAAGGAACGTCTTCGAGTTCAGGCCGATGATCGGCGCATATGAGATGTTCGTATTGCTATTGAAACGGAACGCATGATTTCCGGACGTCTCGACATAGATCGTCTTCGGGCTCGTTGCGGGATCGATATAGAAGCCGGAATCGGTTGCGCCGGAGAATGTGTAGGACGGATTTCCCGCGGATCCGGGGTATGCGGCGAAGAGCGACGACGACGCCGTTCCGATTACGGAAAGCGTCGATCCATTCCACGTGAGGTTCGAGGATCCGGAGAAGCGAAGGGGATCCGAACCCTGAAAGATGAGAGCGTTCGTGGTGAAGGACGTCTGCCCGGTACAGCCGGCCGAGACGAGACACGGCGCGGCTTTCGCGGGAGCGGCGAACAGAAGGAACGAGGCCGCCGCCAAGAGTGCGAAGAGTGCCGCCGATCCGAAAGAAAGTTTCATAGCCATATCTACGATTGAATTAGTGCATAAATCTCACCGCCCGTTCCTACCGCACCGGGATCCGCGGCGAGCGTCGCTTCCGACGTGCCGGCATTCCACGTCCACCCGCCATTCTCCCGATACGTGCGGTTGTTCACGATGATCAGAAGCGGCTTCGATGCGAACCCGAAGATGAGATTCGAATCATTGATCGCCCCCGACGTCTTATCCGCGATCGAGATCGAGGTTCCGGAACTTCCGCCGGAATACTGCGGAATGTTCAGTATGCCGTTCCGGAGCGTTGCCGGTCCGGACGTTCCGGACGTCGTAAGTGCGAAGAGCGCTTCGCCGGCCGGTCCGCCGCTGAAGAAGGATCCGCCAGCTTGTCCCTGAAGATCTACCCATTCGCCCCATGAGAGATCCGGATTCTGGAAACGGATGCTCGTGCCTTCCCATTCGTGTGCCGGAGCGCGGCCGCGCGGACCGCGCGGACCGGGCGTGCGCTTCAGGACTTTCAGGGCGCCGCGGAGTTTTGCGATCGCCGCGGTATTCTCGTCGCCCACTTCGAGCGCCGTCGCGAGGTCTTCCGATTCCGAGCTTTCTTCCTTCGAACGTTTCCATTCGAGCAAACCCTCTACGAGTTTCCGGATCGCACGGTCTTCCTTATCCACGTCGAAGCGAAGCGCATTGATGAGGCGTCGGCATTTATCGAACATGCCTTGAATGCCGCGCTGTGTTTCGCCGCTTTCTTCCGCCTGTAGATCGAGAATCTCCTTCCGCGTATTCGCGAGGAGTTGAAGAATGATATGAAGCGCCTCCGCGACTTCTTCGGGAGTAGCCTTATCTTTATCGATAAGGGTCTGAAGCTCGATGAGCTGTTTCACTTGGGGATCTTCTTCGGGCATGGGTTCAGTATATCGCCCGCGTCCGAGTTGAAGATTCGTTATACGACGAGGCCGGCCCAGTCGAGCCATCCACTACGCGAGCGCGGGGTGATATCGAGCGTCTGCTCGACGCCGAGATACGAGATGGTGATGCGCGCGCTGTCTTCTTCCGGAAGCGGATACGAGGTGTTGTTCGTACAGGTGAGGAGATCGATGCCGGCTATCTTTCCCTTGCATACGAGCGCCGGAGAATCTTCAGGAGCCGGGATAGCATCGATCACGGCGCCGAGCGTGCCGTCCTGATTTATTTTCTTCACGACGACCGAGATAGATTCGCCCTCGAAAAAGTCGGCGAGGGAGACGCACAGTATGAAGGGATCTTCCTTCTCTTCCGGATCCTCCACGTAGATATGCGCCTTCGTGCGACCGATGCCGCGCTTGTCGGCCTCTTCTTTCTTTTCAGGATCTACCGGAGGTGTTTCTTCAGGCATAGCGATACTATAGCGCACCGTAGAGAACGGCGATCTGTTTTGCAACGAGGTTGCTGACGAGCTTCTTCTGCGCGAGATCTGCGAGATACGCCGCACGTTCCTTTCCGGTCTTCAGCTTTTTCATTTGCTGAACGATGTATTTCGCGCGCTCGCCGTTATTCACATTCAGCATTCCGATCAGTCGATCGTTCGCGTTCAGTCCCTTCTTCTCTTCAGCCGCGATCTTCGCGATGGCCTTCGCCTGTTCAGGATCCTTCGCCGCGATGCTTGCGAGGAGATCTCCGGCCGCCTTATTGTTTCCGGCCGCGATGAGCTTTTTCATCTTGCCCCAGTCGTCTTCCGCTTTCGCCGAGCTGATGAAGTTCATCGCATCCTGACGATCGATGCGGTTGAAGAGATCTGTACGCTCGTCGAAGAACTTGCGGGATTCGCTCGTAGCGTTCGCGCCGAAGAAGAGAGCTCGCGATACGTTCTGCGGGGTAGCCGGAACGTCGAATGTCGGGTTCCCCTTGGAATCCTCTGCATGGCCTTCTATGAGCGCCTTGATGCCGGCATACGTCTTTTTGAGCTGAAGCCCGCCTACGGGCGGCAGGAGGCGAAATACGGCATCCTGTAGCCCCGATAGGATGAGCGGCGTACCGAAGCGGCCGGAGATGTTCGAGGTTCCGAAGACTTCCTGCTTCGTGATAGGAGCGCCGGTCGCAAACTTGGTAGCCGCCTGAATGCCTTCGTCCGGAAGAACCGCGGCGAGCTGTTGGCCGCCCGGAACGTTCGCGAGCACTTCGCCAGCTTGGCGGCCGAGGAACTTCACGCCGCCGCGCGCGAGGTTGCCTTCCTTCCGTTCGGCGTCGAGTTGCATGAATCCTTCCACGAGGGAATTGACCGGATCGATCGTGATGCGCGAACCGCGCGTCTTCTCCGATGCTTCGTTCAGCATGTAGTTCGCGAGGAAGAACGTCGTGAGCGCTACGAAGTCCTTCTTCTTTACCCAGTCCTTCATGATCCACCATGCGTTCCCCACTTCGAGCGTGAACGGAATGACGAACTGCGCGGCGACTGACTTCTGATCGAGCGGCACTTCGCCGATACCGCGGCCAGCGACGAGCTTGCGGGTACGATCGTCGGCGTACTTGATAGGATCCTCCACCTTCTTTCCGAGCGCCTTCTCGTATTCGGAGTTCCATATGAACTTCGTGCCGATCATGTCGGCCTTTTCGAGAATCCATTTCGTCTGCTTCTTGATCGTCTGCTCGCTCGCGCGAAGCGGCTTATCCTTGAACTGGAACGGGAATAGCTCGTCAGCCGACTTTGCATAGCGCTCCTTCAGGAAGATCGACTTCTCCATCGGCTCGTTCCGGATGAGCGTAGACGCGAGGGAGCGCGCCAGTCCCTTACCGGCGTAGAGTTTCGTATCAGCGATACCGGCCGGAACGTTCGCGATCTGCGCGAGGGCGGATCCGAAGTTCGCGCCGACCGTGTTCGCCTTCATGCGGTTATTGATGAAGCGTGCGGTACGGATCGTCTTGCGGCCGCCGGGGATGCGCTTCTGAATGTAGCGATCGAGCGGCGACGTGTTGCCGGTTAGATCGCGCGCGAAGTCGTCGAGGAACGTGATGAAGTTTTCCGCGCCCTTGCTCTTGAACGTCTTACCGTTCGGGAGCTTCATCTGTTCGCCTACGGCCGGAGCCGCTTCAGCGACCTTGCGACGGAGATAGCGGAACGTAGAGATCTGCGGATCGATCTCCTTTGCGTATGAAAACATCGGTATGTAATTGACGAAGCCCCCGATCGCATCGAGGTCCGTATCCTGCGTCTTGCGCGCTTCAGCGAACGGGAGGAACTTCGTCTTCGCCTTCGTGTATTCGGAGAGGCCGGCAAGCGACGGATCGATGCCGGACGGCGTATCGAAGAACTCGCGAAGCGCATCGCCCCACGTGTCATTCATATCGCGGAAGTGGCGATAGTAGTTCTTCTTCTTTGAGATCAGCTTCGAAGGGGAATTAGGGTAGATCTTCTTACGCACGACGTTGAGCTCGTCGATGAGGCGGTCGTACTGTTCGCGGAACCATGCGTCGGCCGCGACAATCTTCTCCGCCTTCTCCTTGCCGAACTCTTTCACGAGATCATCCTTCGACATGCGAAGCCCTGCATCGAGATCGCTATCGCCGTAGCGCTGGATGGCGGCCGATTCCTTCGAGCCGCGGCGGAAGCCGAACTTCTTCACGACGTCCTGATCGAGCGAAGACGCGAGCTCCTTATTCGTATCGACGAAACGGCCCTTCGCTTCATCGAACGGATCGAGCACGGCCTTCTTGATCTCCTCGTATTTCTTTCCGTAGAAGTGTTCGAAGTTGCGGTACACGTCGCGCCATCCGCCGGCGAATCCGGAGATATCCTTATACTCGTCGCGCACGAGCTGTTGCGTAGAGAGATCATCGATAGCCTTCACGCCCTTGCGCGGAACGATCGCGATCTCATCGAGCGCTCCCTGAAGAATGCGTGCTTCTTTCACGCGCGGCTTTAGCTCCTTCAGTTGCTTACCGAGATCCTCTACTTCCTTACGCATCCGGGCATAGCGCTCGATCTTCGCTTGCGCGATCGTGTAGTCTCCGGAGTTCTCGATGCCGGCATCGACGAGGTACGAATCGAGATTCACGGCATACTCTTCCGTTTTTGTGAGCGGCGGAACCTTGCCCGGCCACTTCTTATCTCCGGACGCGCCGGTGCGCTTGTAGTTTTCGTACGCCCTCTTGTGCCGGCTCGCGCGTCCCTGAATCTCCTGAAGCTCCATGATCGTGTCGTCGGCCGCGTTGCCCTTATTCCGCCCAGTAAATAGGCGCTTATATACGCTCGCGATTCCTTCGTCGTCCGCGGCGAGCGCGTCTTCGAGGAAGGACTTGTGCATCGAAAGCGTCTCGTATTCATCGACCACCTTCTGATTCAGGTCGTCCCAGATGCGATCGTATTCATGCTCCGCGGCGACCGCGAGCTTCGGGTCTTCAAACTTATCCTTGATCGTGCGGATGAGGTTCATCTTCTGATCCTGCTTCATGAGCTTGCGGACCGTAGGATTCACGGACGTATCGAGGATCTGCTTCGCGCTCTTCGGCATGTTCTTCTCCGCTTTGGCGGCCGCCTGTTCCTCCTTCGTGAGCTGTCGGCCGAACGTCTCTTCGACGGCGCTCTTCGCCTTCTTCTCGCCGGTCTTCACGACGGATCCCTTGAACTGATCATCGAGATTCCGGGCGGACCGGATAAGGTTCTCGATATTAGCCGCGCGCTTCGTTCGCGTGAAGCGATCGACGATACGGTTCACGACCGCATCCGGAAGATTCGGGAACTCGTGCCGCATGATGTTCAGAACTTCGTACGGATCCTTTGCGGCTCCGAGGGTCTTCAGGAGATTCGTATCGACGGGCGCCGTGCGGTAGTTCGTCGGGACGACTTCAGCCTCCTTCGGGACTGCGGCGTTCGCCTTTGCATGGAAATCTGATACGGCCGTCTTCTGCGCGCCGATCTGTGCGTCATAGAACTTCTCCGACTTCGAGAGGAGCGTCTGCTTTGCCTTGATCTGATCGCGGACCTTGATGCGCTCGCCGGTCAGCTCGCGCGGTACGCTTTCGAGTTTCTTCCGGAGATCTGATATTTCAGTACGAAGCTCCTCTACGCGCTTCGGGATAGATGCGACGTCGCCGAACTCCGGATGCGTATCAGCGATAGAGAGATCCTTACGAGCCGCGGAAAGCGCCTTCGTCTCTTCAGGGGTGAGCGCCGCGGCGAACTCGTCGGCCGTCTTGAACGACTTCGCGCGTTCAGCGAATGGCTGAAGCTCCGCGGGTACGGATTCGGTAGCACGCTCGACGACGGCTTTCTTCTCTGCGGCCGATGCCGCGGTCTTGGCCGCGCCGTTCACCATGCGCTGTGCGGCGGCCGCTTCTTCTGCGGTCTGCGCGTTCCGGAAGATAGGCGTCATGAAATCGAGCGCCTTCTCCGAGATGCCCGGATTCTCCGCCTTGATGATTCCCTTCACGATGTCGTCTGCATCCGCCTTTGCGATCGCTTCGAGCGATTCCTTTCCGAGCTTCACGGCTACCTTGCCGCCGGCGCCGACGCCCGGTTCATCCATGAAAATAGATCCGAGCACGGCGAATCCGCCGAACGTGGTAGCGCCGGCCGGTGTCGCGCCCTTCGCGCTCGCGTAGCTCGTCGCGCCGTGGAAGATGTCCTGATAGGTACTCGCCGTATCCTTGCCCGTGATCGATTCGAGAAGCGGGGATGGACCGGAACGCATCCGCTGTTCCTTGTAGCCGGGGAGCGAGACGTCCGCGATCGAGGTTCCGATGCGGATCAATCCCTCATTGAATCCCTGCGCGATACCGCCCGCGAGCTTCGCGGTTCCGATGTTCGCTTTCACAAGTCCGGAGATGATCTCTTCCGGAGTGAGGCGGCCGGTCAGGAACTTCTCGCCGGTATCGATAGCCGCGGGTGTCTTGGCCGCGAGGAACTTCGCCACGGCGCCTCCGGCCTTCGATGCGGCGCTCTTCGCATCATCGAAGATCCGGCCAGCCGCGGAGAGGTTCTGTCCCGTAGGTTCTAGAAAACGGCGTCGTAGCTCGTCCGCAAGGGGCGTCGAGCTTGTACCCTGCTGTGCGGGGGGTGTGTATAACTTTGGGGATAACGTCGTGGAGGGCGTCGGCGGCGTGAGCTTGAACTGCGTCGCGAGACGGCTCGCGATCGGAGCGACTGCGTTCTTGATGTCGTCGAAGAGGGTAGCCATAGGGGTATTATCCCCCGGCCTGAAGGGTCTTTACGAGCGCATCGACGTCGCTCGTATCGTTTTTGAGCGTCTTCTGATACGCCTCCCATTCGGCAAGGGAATTGATGATGTTCTGCGGTGTCGGTATACCTTCGCGCGCGCCGCCGTTGCGGATGAATGTCTGTCGGAACTCCGGAGGCGTATTGAGGAAGACAGCCTTCGTCTGATCGGAGGCGCCGGAGAGATTCGCCTGAACGATCGAGCGCTTGTCTTCGTCGGTATAGAGATCGAATCCGGATCCGGTAGCGCTCTTCAGGTAGCCGCCTGATGCCGCGGTCGCATCTTCGAGGGACGTAGCCGCGCCGATCGCGCGCACGACGGAAACAGGCGCGCCATTCTTGGCGGCCGTGAGCTGAAGTTCGCCGATCTTCGTGCGCTCTTCCTTCTTGTCCTGATACTCCTTGTCGGCCGCATCGATCTTTTCTGCGAGGAGCGTACGCTTTGCGTCGTCGAGCTTGCCGGCATTCTCCGAGTAGAAGAACTGAAGGCCGGTGAGCTTCGTCTTCAGGTCTTCGGTTTCCGCGTCTACCTTCTGATCAATGATGCTCTTCGCCGTATCGAAATTGCGGGTCTTCGCGTTGAGCACGATCGCAAGGTCCGCGAGCTCTGATGCTTTCTGTACGCCGACGCGATTCACTTCGTTCTGGATTCCGGACGCGAGCTTCCCTTCCGGGTTGTTCTGCTGAATGTCCTGAATCTGCTTGTCGTATGCGCGGCCGCGGGATTCGATCTGCGACACGAGCTCGTCGATCGCCTTCTTATCCGTATTGAGGCCGGACGATTCATAGGCGTCAGCCTTCTTCGTCGCTTGCCCGGTGAGCTTCGCAAACGTATCCATGATCGTCTTCTTGCCGGTCGTCTGTTCCTTCGTGAGCGCGTCGGCTTCGGACGCTGTGCGCGCGATGTAGGAATCCTTCGAAGCGATCGCAGTCTCCGAGAGGTTCGAAGATGCGGAAGTCGGCGGGAAGTACGAAGCGTACGTGCCGGGATTACTGCCGAGCTGATCGGCCGGAATGGAATTGACCGGCGGGAGTGCGGTCGGCGCGGTCGTCTGGAATCCGGAATGCGGATCGATGCCCGGTGCTACCTTCTGATCGTTCGTATATCCCGTAGATCCATCGGTCTTGATGTATGAGTATTTTCCTGCGGGAGTTGGAGCCGGTGCTTTAGCCATAGTTGGATTATACCGGAGGCTTATCGCTTGTATTTACGATTTCCATCTCTTCGACGCCGACACGGAATCCGCGAAGCTCGATCTTGAACTGGATCCACTTCGAGCCTTTTCCGATCGGGAACTCCGAGTAGTTCGGGTCCGCGGCCGAATCGACGTATGCGAGATTCCCCTTCGTCGAGAGCTTCAGGAAGTTATCGACGACGAACCAGAACGTATCATTCACGGCCACGTTTCGAACGGGCTCGTCGATCGTGATCGTGTACGTGCCGGCATTGAGCGTGATAGCGGTGATGTGCGCGAGGTATCCGGAACCGGCGCCGCCGATGATCTCGATCTCGTATGCGCCTTCGGTTGAACTCGCATCGAAGGCCGTCTTCAGGTTCGACATATCGGCCGTCGTCGTGAACTGCATCGACGTCGTGCCTACTACGGACCACGTGCCGAAGTCAGTCGTGCTATTGCGGAGGATCTGCGGGAAGTTCGGAGCGAGGCTCGTGCGGTACTTCACGATCACCTTATCGTTTTCGGTGAGCATGTTTCGCAATTTGAGATAGAACTTCTCGAACTTGTCTTGAACGTTCGGGCTGAACATCTTTTGCGTGAGCATCCATCCGCGATTCTCCGAGCGGTCCATGACGAAGCCGAATGAGTCGGTTCCATCGCCGATCGCGTTATGCGGAACGTCCACGTGTCCGTATAGGAACTTCTGGAACAGCGTGAAGAAGGACGACGAACTATTGCCGGCGGCCGGGCCGGTGTTTCCGAGGAGGCCGGCGTATCCATCGAAGCCGGTCTGTCCGTAGTCGCTTTCAGGGAAGAACGCGAACTTATAGGAGAATCCGGATGCGGCCGACGTGAGATCGATCGGGGTTCCTGCGAGCGCGAGCGCGCGCGTCGATGCGACTTTGAACGTCGTCGAGGAGAGGTTGATCACGTAGTAAATCGTGTTCGGCGTGAGGCCGCCGATATTCGTACCATCGAGCGAGACGTATACGAACGGCGTGCCGGTTGCCGGGATAGAGACGCCGGTGATCACGTCGGTCCCGGTATTCACGTTTGCCGTCGCGATGTTCTGCGAATTGAGCTTCGCGCCTGAAGGAGCGTGTCGATGATAGAGGCCGACTTTCGGATCCCAGCACCAGATACCGGCCGGCTGAAGCGGATTGTATGCGTTCGTCTCCGAGTTCTTCGAAGACGCGACGCCCTTGATCTGGAAGAGGAGCCGCTCGCCATCGACGAGGATCGCGGTGTCATGCGCGATATCGATGCGGTCGTCGATATCCGACATGATCGCGCTCGTGAAGAAAGCAGGGAGGCCGCCGATGTGATGCGTACCGTCCGTGTCTACCGTGAGGATCTCGCCGAGGCCGGTGATCGTCGTGAAGGAACTGCCGTAGCTTGCTACGAACCATGCGCGGTTCGAGCCGAGAGGGAAGGCGTAGTTCGCGCCGGCCGTCGCGCCGTCCCACAGGTATACCCATGCTTCGCGGTTGTTCGAATCCCACGTGATGATACAGGCGTACGATCGGTTGTACGCGATACCGACGACTTCGATGCCGGTCGGAAGCGAGAGGTTCGTCGTCTCCGAATAGGAGGTATTGAACTGCTTCACTTGCGCGCCGTTTCCGACAAGCAACGTGTTATTTCCCTTATGTACGCAAAGTGGATGCCGCACGCCGGACGTGAGGGAAGGAGAAGGATCGGTCCACGCAGAGCCGTTGTAGTAGCGGAAGCCGGCCGTCGTCGATACGGTCCATCGGTTCACGAAGTACGCTTGCGAGGAGTTCGAGGATCCTGAAGGTTGCGTCGCAAGTCCATCGATCGAGATCGATACCGGAAGGCTACCGATATCTACCGAGAAAGGCGCGTTCGATGTGCCGAACAATTTCGTTACGGCCGGGCTCGTATATGCGCCGATCGGATCGCGGAACGATGAGCTATCCCCTTCATCGAAGACGTCGATCGTGCGGTTCGCGAGCGTTGCGTATCCTTCCTGATCGAACTGAATATTCTTGGTAGCGAGAAGCGCCAGCCCACGATCCGTGTTCTGTCGTACCGCCCATTGTCCATCTACAGGAAGTTTCATATTTAGACTTTATCGACGAGCACGTTATAGCGCTGTCCGGCGATCAGGAACGGAATCGTGCCGTCTGCGGTAGGAGAGCTCGCGACGTACGCGCCGGCGAGTTCGAGCTCGTTATTGCGCTTCGCTATTTCGAGATCGCCCTTCAGCTTGTTTACCGTGCGCGTGAGCTCGCCGACTGTCTTCGTGAGGTCATTGAATGCCTTTTGTGTTGCTTCATCCATATCATGAGACGTAATCGTTCGCGATCGCCGGGCGCTTCACGACGACGGGCGGGAAGTTCTCGCGGAACTTCGCGGAGTAGTGATCGACCACTTCCTGAAGGAACGCATCCCATTCCTCCTGAAGCGTGCCGGCTACGGCGAGAGAGTTCGCCTTCGCGTAATCGAGCGCCATACCGATAGCAAGTCCTTCGTGCAAGATCGAATCCCAGCCGGGCGTCGTGCTCGTGGATGTGGATGCGAACGCGACGATATCGCGCTTGATGAGCGCCTTCAGCGCGTTCGAGCGTGCGGCCGAGGAATCGGGATAGATGCGTACGCCGTTCTGAACGGGGCGGTAGTAGATCGGATCGCCGGCGGTCGTCATGAAATCGGATTCAGCGATACCCATCGACTGAATCTTTTCGAGCGTGATCTTCTTCAGCTTGCGCCAACGAGAGGATGAATCCATCCACTCCATCCCCATGATCATCTGCGCCGTCGCGAATGCGTAGAGGTTGCGCGCGGTCGTTACGAGCGAAGTCGTCGTCTCCGGAGCGCCGGAGTTATTCTGATCATCCTGAATCCACCCGCCGTACGCTTTCCATATCGCCTTCCACACTTTGCGCGAGCGCATGTTCGCGTAGAGCGCCTTATCCTTCAGCGGGAAGGAGACGTCATTCGAGCCGGCCTTCCGGTCCGCGAGCGTACATAGATCCTGATCGTCGGAATCTCCGTTGAATACCATGCCCCCATATTAGCGCACGCTACGGGTTTGAAAGTTTGCTGTGCAGATCCTTCATGATCTCCGAGATCGGATCATCGAGGAGTTCGAGATTCGGCAAGACACAATGGCCGCCGATCGGGCCGGGGAAATCCTTCAGCACGTACTTCGAATATTGAGGTAATCCGAGCAGAGAGTACCCCTGATTGTATGTCGCATTCGAGAGCGTATAGACGAGGCTGAAATCTAGCCCGTGCGTATCGCAATAGGCGCGAATCGCCTTCTCTATGAGAATGTTCCATCCGTAGATCGTCGTATCCCAGAGCTTCAGCGCCTCCGTATCTTTCGCGTTCGGCGTCGTCATGCACTTGATTCCCTTCTCGCTGAAGATCGCCGCGGCATCGTGAGCTCGCGCGCCTCCGAAGAACTTCACGAACGTCCGTATGCCCTCTTCGAGATTCGGATGCACGCCGCGGATCGGGGAGTGAACGGCATCGATGCGCTCACACGTGCCGAGCGGAACGGTCGAATGAACGATAACGAGCGTCGCCCCGTGATGTTGCCGGTATGTCGCTACGTCCTCTTCGAACGTCGCCGAGTATGGGAAGCAAACGTGGATCACGTCGTATAGATCCTGTTCGGCATGGATGCTTCGGTATGTATCATGGCCGTCCGCTCCGAGAATCGAACGGATCGCGGTCCCTACTTCGCCGAGGCCGATAACGAGATGCTTCATTTTGAATCTTTTACGTTCTGGTAAAGGTAGCGGCCGAGAATCTCCGTAAGTGATTCCCATGCGATGCGCGTTTCTTCTTCGGACTTGAAAGGACGTTCGATAAGGTTCCGCATCGGCTGTGTTGCGAGGTGCGCCATCTCATGCGCGATCTCTTCGCGGAACTCCTCGTCGCCCTTGCGCTTCCAGTCGTCGAGCGCGTTCGGGTAGACAGTGATCGAAGCGCGTAGGTAGTCCGTATCGACGCGGATCTCCATCGCGCATCGCGGCTTGCACGGATCGTTCCCGTCCATGTAGTGCGTATCGATCGCATATGCGCCGACGCCGAGGTTCTCGCGGTACTTCGGAATCATCTCGCGGAATAGCTTCTTGAAACGTTCCGGGTACGGCGATTTCTTTTTAGCCATAGAGGTATTCAAACATGCGCGTGAAGCGATTCGCGTACGTGTGGTTCTTCGCGTGTTCATAACCGGCCGCACGGATCTCTTCGCGTTCCTTCTCGTGTTCGAGATAGTAGTTCAGCTTCTCGATGGACTCTTCAAACGTATCGAAATAGACGCGCGTTCCTTCCGGATAGTCGAGCTCGCATCCGGGGAAGCGCTTCGTGAGCGCGAAGCCTCCGGACGCCGTGATGATCCAATGCCGGTTAGAGGTATAGCGTGCAACGTCCGTGAAATGAGACTGATCGAGCACGACCTTCGAGGAGCGATAGATCGCGGGAGCGTTCTCGAATACCTTCGCGCGTAGATCCGGCCGGGAGACGGGACCATCGAGCACCTTCAGTCCGGCCTCCTTCTGATAGCGGTAGATCTCGATCGCTCGATCGAGGAACGAGGCGCCCGTGATTTTGCCCCCTATGAAGACGAAAGGGAAGGAAAGGCGCGGTTGTACCGTAGGGCTGTAGATCTTCGAGCCTAGAGGCAAATAGAGGCACTTCCGGGCCTTCCACCCCCGCTCGTAGAAGCCGCTTTGCGCGTCATTCGATACGAACATGGCGTCGAGCTCCGAAATGTCCGCATCGATCTGCCCGGTTATGCGGCTCCGGTAGTCTCCGTACCACAACACTATCTTTGCATTCGGCAAGCGTGCGCGGATCTCATGGCGCCAGTCGAAACGGCGGACGATATCGATCAGTCCATAGACGACGAGATCCGGCTGATACTCCACGATCGCATCTATGTCGATGCGCGGCCGGCACGTGAAGAATTGAAACGGAACCTTCAGCGCGGCGAGGCCGTCTTGCATCCCTTCCCAGTTCGGACAGAACTTCTCGTACTCCGGCCAGTCCGTACCGATGATCGCTACCTTGTCAGGCATATCGTGAATATGTGCCGCTCGTTCTCGCGGAATGTCGCACTCGACCACGGGAGGAATCCGTACACGGACCCGTAGTTATCGTGCTCGTGCGTTCCCTTCAGGAAGTATTCGAACGTCTCGCGCGTGAATCGGCGCACGTCCATCGGATCGCGCATAGAGATCGCATACCGGGCGTTCGGCACGATGATCGTCGCGACGCCTCCGGGCGCCATGACGCGGTGCATCTCGTTCATGCAGAAGATCAAATCCTCTGTAGCGAGTATTTGTTCGAGCACTCCGGAGATGTAAATGTCAGTAGCTACGCCATCCTTGAACGGGAGAGGATCCTTTGAAATATCGAGATAATGCTCCGCGCGGACTTCGCGGGAGATATCGATATTCACGTAGCCCGGCTTATAGTCCCGGCCGCATCCGAGATTCAGCTTCATGCCGGCTTGCGTGCGAGAACGTTCCCCATGACGCCGATCGAGGGATTCTGATCAGCGTATTCGAGAAGGATCGCGATGCCTTTCTTCTGAAGGAACTCGACGATCTCCGGAACGTCCTTCGGGTAGTAGCCTTGCTCGCCGTGCGGATCGAACTCCGGACCGTGCGCGGAACTCTTCCGGGTAGCCCAGCGGAAAAGGATCAGTCCTCCCGGCTTCAGGGATTCGAGTACCTTCGTCAGCGTCTCTTCCCATTCCGGATCGTGTTCGAGGTGATTCGCGGAAAGCAGAACGTCGAAGGATTCCTTCGGGAGCTTCGTGTCAGCACCCTTCATCACGACGTCTACGTTCTTCCCTTCGATCCAGTCCACGCCGAGGAACTCGCAGTCTTCGAACGGACCGCGCACGTTGCCGTTCACGTCGAGCGCTCCGACTTCGAGCACCTTCTTCCCTTTGAAGAAAGCGGGGTAGGAGCTCTTCGCACGTTCTATGAAATTGAGGTCGAGTTGATTCATGGCTATTTCGTAAGATGCCGATAAAGTTCGCGCGCATACGTCTTGTCCTTCTCACGTAGAGGATCGAGCTTGAAGGACGCGCCGCCGATGTGCTCCACGAGCACGTCTTTACGCATGATAGCGCCTCCGATCGTGCGGCCGGCACGAATAGCCCACTCGCTATCCTGCCCGTAGATATAGAAACGCTCATCGAACTTACCTACTTTCTCGTATGCGCTCTTCTTGAAAAGGAAGAAGAAGCCGCTCCATGCATCCTTGTTCCGGAAGCCATCGAACGGTTCGGCCGATCGCACGTACTGGTGCGCGCCGCCTTGCGCCGTCGATACGGGAATCACGAGGCCTGTCTCGTCGATACTTTCCATCATGCGCGTCAGCCAGCACGGCGAGAGCTTCTTCTCCGGAATGTACGCATCGCTATCGCAGATCAGAACGTAGTCGCACGTCGCTTGCTCGACGAGTAAGTTCCATATGCGCGAGGTGTTGCGGTTATTCTCTTCGCCTTCGAGCGGCCGGTTATCGAATACGTTCAGCTTGAACGGCCAGTCGGTATTGTGGATGATGCGCGTGATCGCCTTATCGATGATCTCCGGATTCTCCTTGAACTTCAGCATCACGATCTCGACGCGCTTCGTCTCGCGGAGCGCTGATAGCGGTTCCGCGGCGAGCGCTTTCATCTCCTTGAAATCGTCTCGTACGCTCATAGCGGGTATCCGGACTTGATCGCGATCTTCGCGAGGCGCACGACCATCTCGACGTTCTTGCGCGTTAGCCGGTGATGGAAGGGAATCAGCGTGTAGCTTTCTTCGAGGCGGTTCATGTTCGGAAGGACGTCGAGATCTCTTCGGTTCGGCGTACGGCTGAAGATCGAATACTTATCGTTCCGGTAATGGTACGGACCCGATCCGATGTTGTAGCGCTTCAGGAGCTTATCGATCGCACGAGCTCGCGGATGCACGATGATCATCAGCCACGGGAGCGTTCGAAGGAGATAGAGATCGAGGCCGTGCGCTTCCCATTCTTCGAGATACCACGCGCGAACCTGTGCGCGCTTCTTCAGGACGTATCGAATACGGCGAAGGTTGCCGAGGCCGATCGCCGCGTTCACGTCGTTCATGTGGTACTTGTAGCCGGCTTCCGTGAGATCCGTATCGCCTAGCCTTTGCTTCGCTTCCCGGTCGTAGCCGAACCAGCGTAAGCGACGCGCCTTTTCCGCGTCGTCGGAGTTTCCGCAAATGAGGAACCCGCCGTCTCCTGCTGTAAGAGTTTTGATAGCCTGAAGAGAGACGCAAGTGTAATCGGCTTTGCACCAATTCTCCGGACTTGCGCCGACACTTTGGGCCGCGTCTTCAATGACTCGAATACCACGTCGCCGAGCAAGTACCATAAGTTGTCCAAGGCCACTTGCTGATCCTCCGAAATTGACGAAGACGATCGCTTTCGTACGGTCCGTGATTTTCCTTTCGATGTCTTCGATGGAGGCGTTGAGGTTTTCATCTATGTCAGCAAAAACGATTTTAGCACCGCGTCGTACGAGCGGGAGATTCGTAGCGGTACAGGTGAGGACCGGAGTGATCACTTCGTCGCCCGGTCCGATGCCGGCTAGCTCGTATGCGAGTTCGAGCGCAGTCGTGCCGCTGTTCACGGAGACGACGCGGCGCCAGTTCACGATCCCTATGAACCGAGCGAACTCCTTTTCGAATTGCTTCACGACCGGACCTTCGGCGATCTGCTTTCCGGAGAGCACGATCAGCGCATAGAGGCGCGCGAGCCATGAGACGTACGGGTAAAAAAGCGGGATCTGTTTCATATAAATCGTGAGGCTTCTTCGTAAGTAATGATACCGCCATAGTTCGAGGCGATAGATCGATGGATGTAGTCGATCGCGTCGGCACGCTTCCTTCGATTCGGTACATGCGCTCGCACGTATGACGCTTCGTGCTTATGCCCTTCGAGCTCCTCCTGAAGACGGAAGGCGTCGTTCCGGATGTATTCGCGCCACCATGCCGCGGGACCGCCGGGGAAGGCGAGCTGTTGCCGGACATGGATCTCTTCGTGCGCGATGATCTGCGGCGAGATGTGCGGGTTCTTGCAATGGATCGTATCGCCGTACGTGATCACGACGCCGCGCTCCCATAGATCCTTGCCGAACTTCTCTTCGATATGCGGATAGTTCACCGGCTTCTCTTGCGAGCGCTTGATCGTCATAGCGTCTTGCCGTCGAGATACGCGGCGATGGTATCAGCGACCGCGAGCTTCGGCGCCCATCCGAACTCGTCGGCGAATCGCTTCGAAGTCATTTCGTAGCGCATATCCATACCGACGCGCTTCCCCGGAACGGTAGGGATCTTGCGGCCGAGGTACTTCTCCGCCTCCATGATCAGGTCGAGGACCGTGCATCCGTAGCCGGCCGTGATGTTGTAGGTTCGATGCCCCTTTTCGAGAAGGATCTCCACGATCGGCGGGATCTCTTTCACGTAGATCCATTGCCGGTAGCCCATGCCGCCGTTGTGCAGGGTTATGGGAGCTCCTCCGTTCGCGGCACGAAGGAGGGCCGGGAATATCTTTCGATCATCCTGCCGAGGTCCGAAGACATTGCAGAAGCGCGATTCGACGGTTCGATCTCGCAGTTCGGGATACGTGTTGTCGTAAGCGAGACGCAGAGAGGATCCGAATGCTTTGGATAGAGCGTACGGGTTTCGAGGGAATATGATCTCGTCTTCGGATTTGGGGTGATCACATTCTCCATACACTTCATCGGTTGAGACGTATAAAAGTTTCTTCAGTCGCTTGCACTTGCGGGCGGCTTCGAACGCATTGATCGTAGCGTTATTGTTCGCCTGAATCGTCTTCAGCGGGAACTTGATCGAGTAGTCCACGTCCGAGATCGCGGCCGCGTGGATGATGTAGTCGGGATCGATCGCGACGATCTTATCGATAGCCGCGGCGAATGAGACGTCGAGCTCGTGGAAGCGCCAATTCGGATACTGTTCCTTCCACTCCGGAAGGAGTTCCGCATGAGATCCGGCCGAGAGGTTATCGAATCCGTGGACTTCCCAGCCTTTCTTCAGGAAATACTCGACGACGTGCGAGAAGATGAATCCCTGCGATCCGAGGACGACGAGCTTCATGCCTACTTCTTGGCTTTCTTCTCCTGACGCTTCACGGGTCGCGTAGCCTTCTCTACGCCCACACGGGACTTCTCTACGGTCCGAGGCTCGCTTTCTACCGCCGGCGCCTCTTCGGCCGCTACAGGGGCTTCTACGCCCTCCTCGACGATCGGAGCTTCCGCTTCGTCTTCCGCGAAGAGATCCTCGATCTCCTTCGCCGCGTCGTCGGCCCAGCCGATGAACACCATGCCGGGCTGTTTCTTCGTGATCTCGACGTGCCGTTCAGGTACGTCCACGGTCATGCCGGCAGGGTTCCGGAAGTATGCGAATCGTTCGGTCTGTTTTTTCATGTAGAGAGATGGCCCGCGTGGGCGTGATTGTTTATAAGTGGCTACTTCTTTTGCGATCGTATCATGCACCTTCGCTTCATCGAACGCTTCGGCTGTGTCTGACTTCAGCATCGCGTAGTACGCATGGCCGAGATGGATCTGATTCGGATCGTACTTCTCGTACCGCGCGATCTTGCGCTTCCGGTCCTCCTTCGCCATGAGCCCTTTGTGCAGGAGGAGGAACGGCGCATAGCGGTTGTATGCGCGCGCCCATTCCGGAGCGAGGCCGCAATGCACGGGCTTCTTCGTGAAGTCGATGATCCCGTTCCATCTGAAGATGCGGACATTCCAGAAGCACGAATCCGGCTTGTAGTGTTTCGGATCATTCCAGAGATCCACAATGAAGACGTGGTACGCATCGAGCTCCGCCTCCATGAGCCATTGCTTCGTGAGGCGCGGCATCGTCTCGTCCATATCGAGGCATACGACCATATCGCCGGGTTCGGCGTACTTCGTGATCTCGCGCTGAAGAAAGTCCTGCTTGATCTTCCATTGCGATACGCCCCACTCGCGATCGTCTTGCACCATCTTGAATCCGTATTCGGCGATCAGGGTGCGCTCGTCGGCGCCGGCATTGTTCACGAGGATCACGACCACATCGCATAGACGCGCGAAATCATCGAGCGTCTCGCGCATGTAGCGCTTCGCTTCTCCCGGTCCGCAAATGCCGTAGCCGACTACCTTCATATCTTGAAGACGGAATCGACCTGTTCCTTACGCACGCGCTTCTCGTCGCCGGGCTGGTAGCCGACCATTTCAAGGAAGGCGTAGTTCAGCTCGCGACCATCAAGCAACTGCTGACGCTTCAGGTTCAGCTTCTCCCGCTTCTGCTTGTCCGGTTCCTTGTTCGCTAGGCGCTTGTGATTCGCCGCCTGAAGTTCCGCGTTCGCTATCTGCGAGAGCGTGTTCTCGATCGTCGCCCGGAGCGTCTCCTCCTGAATCTTCCGCGGCACTAAATACTTCTTTGAGGTGTCGTTGTTGTTTGCGGGCATATTTCTTTCCTTTATTTTTAAGATAATCCCATTGCGGCGCTTCTTTAGGAAGGCGGCCAGCCTTCACAGCAAGAGCGATCTCCGCTTCGAGATAGGCGTCGATAGCCTTTTCGGTATCGAAGTTCACCACTTCGACTTCCCGATCGAGCACGCCTGAATCGAGCATGAGCTGAAAGCGCTCCCGCTGTTCCGGCGTGATCGTCGGATCTTCGAGAGCCTTCCCGAAGAGCATCTTCGCCGTAGGCGCGATCGTCGTCTTCGTCATGAGATTCGCAATGAGCTCGCGGGGGATCCCGTCCATGATGCGCTTCAGCTCGCGCATAACTTGTTTTTCGAGTTTGCGGGAAGCCATATCTAGCCTTGCATCTTCGCGATGATCTTCTGTCGTTCGCGCGGGGTTGCGTTCGGCGTGAGGATATTGATATCGTCGGCCGGCCACACCTTCTTCACCTTCCAATTCTCGATAGCGACCTTCAGCTCCGCATCCGTCGCGTTCTTCACGACGTCGGCCGTAGCCTTGCGATGCGCGGCTTCGAGCTTTTCGAGCTTATCCTCCTCGCGCGCGACGATGCCGCGGAGACGGATGATCTTCTGCTTGCCGGCTTCGTTCACGGTATCGGATGGATCGCCTTCCATATCGATAACTTCATCCATGAGAATGCGGTCCTCCTGATTCCGGTAGCGTGCGATCGTCTTCTTCAGCTCTTCGATCTCCGGAGCGAGCTTATTAGCCGCGGCAAGCGATTCCTTCACGACGCGCTGGTACGTCGTACCGTCGGACTGGCCGATGAACTGGAAATCCTTGAACTTCCACGAGCTCGTATTGTTCAGCATGTCCCACGCTTCCTTCTCTTCGACTGCGATCACTTCTCCTGCGCGCTTGCCGGATCCACGGCGTACGAACCACGTAGGCTTCGGGGCCGTTTCTTGTGCGACCATCGACGGATTCAGATCCCGTCCCTTCAATTCGTCTACGCTTGGGGGTGCTTCGTTCATTGCGGAAAAGGATAGCACAGCAAAAGGGCCAGCGCGCTAGCGCTAGCCCTTTTGCGTGTCGATAACCTACTACGCAATAGGTTAGGACATCTTCGCGGTCGAGTTCGCGTTCACGACCACAGCGGCCGATTCACGGAGAACTGCGACGCCGATCAACTCATCAGCGACGGTAAGCATACCGAGGTTCTGAAGGAGGTAGTCGGACTGGACGCGAATACCGGACGGGGTTGAACCCGTGCCGCCGCCGATTCCCGGCGTCTGACGTACGTAGCCGAATGCGCTCTTATGAGCGAACAGGTTGCGGTACGTCTGAAGACCGGACACGATGCGGGTCGTGATGTAGCACGGCTGATCGTAGAGGATTCCACGAAGGCCACGCGACATATCCATCTTCCCGAAAACTCCATCACGGATGAAGTTCAGGTTCGAAGCATACTGGGAGTAATACTTCGAGATTCCGCCGAGTTGCGTCCAGAAGACGAACGGGTGGAAGAAGAAGGCAGTCTCGGAAAGTTCGAGGTTCAGCGAATCGAGCGCATTGATCGCGTCGCGAATCTCGGCATCCGAGAGCACAGTCGCCGTGTCGCCGACGACGTTCGTCGTAACGGAGCTCCAGAGTGCCGCGAGGGCATCTTCGAGCGCCACCATGAGAACGTTCATCGCCTCTTCGGCGTACATCTTGTTCAGCTTATCGCTGAAGGCAAGCTGCTTGATCGTCGCATCTCCGAAGATCCACGCTACGTAGTAGTGCAGGTTCACGGAGAGCGTTACGTCCACCTGTGCAGGGGACTGATCTACCACGCCGTCTCCCTCGTTCGTCTGCGTAGACGCCGTGAAGATGTTCGTGTAGATGTTCGGCACGTGAAGCGTATCTCCACCGTCCGCCATAAGGTATGACAGGTCGGTAAAGAAGTTCGCGAGCACGGCCTTCGGGAACTTGGGTTCGAGCATGAAGTCGCCCCAAATCTCCGGCGTGGTTGCGGCCACGTCTGCGGCGGTAAACGCCGCGGTAGGGTTCGGGAAAGCCATAGGGCAGTATCGCTAGGAAGCGCCCTACGAGAATCTTATCCGCGGCCTTTCTGACGGTCGAGAATCTCCTGACGACGGTTCGCGAGATTGCTCCTGCGGTCCGCGTCGGAAAGGTTCTTATCGGCCTTTCCTCCGGATCTCCCTGACGGACGATGATTCCCCGAAGGGACATTCGTCTTTGCCTTCTTGGCCGCACGATGGCCTTCGAGCGCTCCCTTCACGATCGGATCGCGGAGGGTCTTCGCCGTGGGCTTTTTCGACAGTCGGAATACGACGTCTACTTCATCGGGCGATAGCTGATTCTCGTACCCGAACTGCCTCTTCGCTTCGAGCTGATCCGCCTTGCGTTGGTTAGCTTCGATGCGATCGAGGCGTTCCGATTCCTTCGCTTGCGCGGAGGATGGACGCTTCTTATCAGGTAAGTCCCTTTTTTTAGAAGAGTTCCGCTGGGAAGCGGCCCGACGATTCGCCTCTTTCGAGAGAATCTTCTTCAGGTCTTTGCGAGTAAGAGGCTTATCGTCATCGTCGGAATCTTCCTCATCGGAATCATCGTCCTCGGAGTCGTCCTCATCGTCGTCGTCTTCGGAATCCTCATCGGATTCGTCGGCGTCGTCTTCTTCCTCATCATCGTCCTGATCTTCATCGAGGTCTTCTTCTTCAACGTTGTCCTCGTCCACGTTCTCATCTGGTTTAGGCATAGATGGTGTTGGCCGCTTTCGGGATTCGGCCGCCCGTTATTAGTAATACTAGGCCATCATCGCACAGATGCCGAGGCCGCTAGCGCAAGTCGTGTGCATTACTCGTACTCGTCGCGATCGAGGGGCTTCGATATCCGGACTTCGTGCGTGAGATGTTCGATCAGCTCGTCCGCGAAATCCTTGAACAAAAGGCGCCCTTCTACCTGATCATTGAAATCCTTATCCCGGTCCACGCTATCGAGCGAGCATAGCTGATTCTTCACCTTCCGGATGATCTCGACGAGTTCCTTTCCGTACGGGTTGCGACCGACGGTTCCTAACACGCGCTTATCGTGTTCGGAAAGCGTGAGGATGATCTCTTTAGCCATTACGCTACTTTAGCAGGTGCGGGCGCCGGAATCGGGCCGGGACTGTCTGAAGCGGGTGCATCGACCGGAGGCATACCCGGAGCCGCGGCCTTCGGAGCAGGGCCGAGGACGCTATCGAGGTTCTTGCCGCGCTTTGCGAAGATCATCTTCAGGACATTATCCGCGCGCGGATCTCCCTTCTGGACCATCGCCTGATAGAGCGAGGTAAGGTCCGCAAGTTCAGGGCCGATATCATCGACGAGGTTCAGCTTCATGTAGTATTCCGCGTCCTTGTAGTATTTCGACGGCACGCTGATGAATGCGTACTGGTTGCGCGCGAACTCTTCCGCTACCTGTTCGCGGACCATCGCAGGATCCGGACGCTTATCGCCCATGATGCCGTCCCATATGCGGAGGTTCGTGTGGTACGTGATGATCTCTTCCTTCAGGTTCTCGACGCCGGATTCGCCCATAGAGACGATCGCTTCGTGCTCGATCTTATAGTCCTTCTGGAACAGCGGCACGAGCTGATCGAAGAAGCATCGGATCAGGAAGTTCGAGAAAGTCTCACGTACGAGCGTGAAGTGTTGCGCCACGGACTGCTGAAGGATCACGCCGAGACGGAACGGAGTATTCGAAGGAAGCGCTTCGCCGGTTGCGACTTCGAAGGCGAAGGCGTTCTGACGGGAGTTCTCATCCCATGACTTCTCATCGTTCGCGATGTCGCCGGTGTGCTGATTATTCGTATTGAGCTGACCGGCCGTGCGGCCCTTGCCGAGCTTCAGCACTTCGCCGTCCTTCACTTCCATCACGAGGTTCTGCTGAATGTTGTCGTCGTCGGAATAGAAGATCTTCTTCGTAGCCCACAGGATGCCGCGGCGGCGGAGGTTTGCGTTCAGGTTGCGGGAGATCTGCGCTTCGAGTTGCTTCTCCACTTCGCCCACGCCGAGCCAGCGACCATCGCGCTTCTCGACATGACACTCTTCGAGCGGGAAGGTATCCTCGTCGATCTCCTGAAGGTAGACGAGCTTCGAGCCGAACGACTTCGTTCCGGCGCCTTCGAGGATCAGCATCGCCATAGCACAGACCATCTCCTCATCCTTCTTCGGCTTGTATTGTGAAATCTGAAGGTCCGTCATTCCCTCCCATCCATCGATCAGTCCCTTCGGCACGAGCGCATAGCGTTCGAACACTTGGAACGTTCCGTCCTTATCGAGATCTTCGAGATCCCAGTCCGGATATTCATCCATCTCGTTATAGTGGAACTCGTTCTCGATCAGGACGTAGCCGCCGTATGCGGCCGCTTTGTATAGAGACTTTGCCGTTTGCGTATTGCGGAGAGAGCGAAGCGGCACGCGCTCCGTACACTTATCGAGCTTCTTCACGACGACGGAACCGTACGTCGCAAGGTCATGAGCCATCTCGTCGATCTGATCATCGTATCCGTGGATGGAGGCCCACAGTTTGAACATGCGGTCGAAGAGCCATACGACCCACGTATACGCGAGTGAGCGCGGCTCGAAGATATAGTTCGCGACGTTGATATTGATCTTCATCTTCATCACGTCGCGATAGAAGTTCACGATGTTGAGGAAGGTCTTGCGCTGACCTTCGTCGTCCCAGATACCCTTCTTGTATTTGGAAGCACACGCGAGATCGATCGAGTCGAGAAGATCCTTCTGCGAGAAGTAGTAGCCGCCACGCTCGCCCTTCTGGATGTTGTGCTCGTTCTCTGACTTCGGTTTGCCGACGATATAGATACCGCGGCTATCGAAATCCTTGATCTCCTCCCCGGTCTTTTCGAAGATGTTGAACATTACGTGAAGCATAGCATCGCCTCCGGATTCAAATATGCGTTATTCAAACGAGGAGCCGTATGCCTTGCGGCCGTGCATGGGGCGGTCGAGGAGCTTCGTGATCGCGTTCGGGACCGTCGGGACAAGCGGCTTCACCTTGCGCTTCGGGGCGCCGTTGAGGTCCACATACGCTTCTTCGGCGAGCATCCACGAATCGGCATAGTCGTCATGGTACGGGCAATTATCGTAGTCATGATCTCCGGACCGGCAGTTCCCCTTCGGGTGATGGACCACGAGCATATTGCCTATCGTCTCCTTTTCGAGATTCTGCATCTGCTCGAAGAAGTGCTTATGCTCGTCGGATACCCACTCCTTCCCGTCCTTCCACATGGGGATCTTCGTCGTCTTGTCGGCGATCACGATCTGAAGGTTCGCGTACATGAGCGACTTCGAGGGGCGACTGAACTTCGTACGGATCACGTAGTAGCGGGTGTTCGTCTCGAACCAGTCGGCGAGCCAGTCGCCGCGGGTCGTATCGATAGCGATCGCCTTCACGCCTCCGGATAAGGATCGGTTCGTTCCCTTCAGAACGGTTTGCACCGTCGCATCGATATCCTTAGCCTCGTCGATTCCCACGTAGAGATCGAAGCCGGTATGCACGCGAGCAAGGCGTTCGAGCTGTCCATTCAGGATCTCCGCCGCGGCGACGCTGTTCTCCCCCTGCATCTCGATCCATTGCGGAAGCAGTTCTTTATCCGGCGCCTTCGCATTCACAAGCGCGAGGAGCTCTTCCTCTGACGTGAAGTTCTTCAGGGATCCTTTGAAGAGATCGTCCTCACTCATCGGATAGTCGCGCCTGAAGCCGTCCATATCGACGTACTCCGACTTGATCACGGCCATTTCTTCTTCGCTATAGAACTCCCCCGCCCCATAGAAGCGGTTCGTGAAGCGTGATCGGCCGAGCTTCGAATCCTTCCACATGGAATGCTGATACGTTCCGATGCCGTTCTCCGTTGATTCGGCGAAGATCCATCCGCCGGATACGTCCACCTGACGCATCGTAGCTTCGATCATCTCGCTCGCGAGCATCTTCTGCGTATCCGGATAGAAGGCGATCTCCGAGAAGAGGATCTTATGTCGCACACCGCCGCGGCCGCCCACTCGTGCGCTCGCGGTATTACATTGAAAGTGCGCCTTGTTCCAGCGGATCTCGATATCATCTGCATCTACGGAGAGGACTGCGGCCGCCACTTCTTCGAGGATGTTCACGTTCTGCTGAATCTGTTCGGTCGTGATGCCGTTCTCTTTCGCGAAATAGGAGAGGACGTACGTGCGGTAGCGCTTCCGGAAGACGGCGGTCGCATCATCCTTGTACGAGAGGACGTCCGTTTCCGTCGGGTTCTCCTGCATGATGTCGTCGGCCGCAAAGAGCGCGAGGATCAGGGACGAGAAACCCTCGCGACGGGCCTTCAGGATGTTCTCGCGGATCGGAACGGCGATCCCTTTATTCTCGATGTCGTACTGCGCTACGAGATCGTCATAGTATTTGTTCTGCACCACGTTGAACACGAACGGCACGAGCTCGCCGGAGTTCGCCTTATCGATCAGGAAGTTCTCCTCGATGAGTTGTCGGTAGCGGATCATGCGGCATATCGTTCCTTTCCGGAAGACGGACTGATATTGAAATTGAAGCCTACCTTCACGCCCGGCTGTTTGCCGTAGAGATCCTTCTTCAGCGCCGGCAACACGATCTCCGCTACCTTCGACTTCTCTTTCATGATCGAAGTGCTATGGACCATGATCGGCTTCCCTCTTTTGAAGATCTCCGTTCCATCCTTGCGCTTCTTCCCTGTCGGAATCTTCTCGAACAACGGGCCGAACGCGCCCATCGCTTGCACGAGAATAGGAACTTCGAGCACCTCGTCGAGATGCTTTTCAGCCATCATCACGCGCCGGTCGTTTCGGATAATTTCAGATACGGCTTCCGGCATGGAAAGTGTGATCTTCTTCGCGTAGCTATCGCTGTATTTCGCGGCGATCGCGGATGCGTATGCGTTGCCGTATGTAGGAGACTGCGGATCGGTATACGCCGCGGCGAAAGCGATCTGCCGCGGATCGATGATCTCCGGCTTCTCTTTCTTTACTTTCACGAGTGCCTTCTTCGCCATATCGACATGATACCGCAAGCGCTAGCAAATGTTCATGCTCTGTGCCGATCGTAGGCGGGATGGAGAGCGGGCAAAAATCCCACGATCGGCACAAGGCATGACGCCTTGTGCGGGAACTACTTCTTTCCCTTCTTCGCCGGCTTATCCGACTTCTCCTCTTCAGGAGCATCTTCGGATTCGTCGTCGGCATCCGCTTCGGATGCTTCGCCTTCAGCGAGTGCATCGCGGCGACGCTGTTCGGACTTCGAGACAGTCTCTTCCACCGGAGCGGCCGGAGCTGTCTTTTCAGCCTTGAACGTAGCCGGATTCGCACGGAGGCGCCTGATCGTAGCCGCATCCTGCGGATCTTCCGGATCGAGCATCGCGGCAAGTATGACCTTGCCCGTGTCGAGAAGCGGCTTCGCGTCCTTGTCGTCGAGCGCGAGCTGGTTGCCCAGCGCGTACGAAACGCCGTCGGATTCGAAGACCTTCACGACTTTGTATCTTCCTATGGCCATAAGAATGAAATTATTGATAACGGGATTACGTCCCGTGCGATGCGCTCGACCTCGTAGATCAGAAGACCTACCCGCATCGCACGAGACGTATCTCGTGCAGGGGCTTACGCCGCCTCTTCCGTCTCCTCGTCCGAGGATTCGTCGGTCGCCTCTTCAGCGCCTTCAGCTCCCTCCTTCTTTTCTTCGTCCATGATCATGATCGATTACTGGTATCCCCGAAGAATACCATCCGGACGTTCGACGAACGCTAGCGCAAGCGTGTGGACGTGGATTCCTCTTCTTATTTTTTATATATAAAGAAGATGATTATTATGATGGCTGTGAATATGTGGAAATCTTTTTTCAGCCTTATTTCAAAAGGGTCGTACGAGATTCGCTTTTGCGCTTCGTGTGGATAGCGCATGGGGATACCGGGGAGAACTTTTCATCGACGCTTCACGTCCACAGTTTTTCCACACCAATGCGAACAGGATATTCACATAGTTATCCCCCACTTTTTCCCCAGTCCGGATCCATGCGCGAGTTCCGACGCGGCACGCGCCATGACGAGCCGGACCTTCTCGACCGGCGCTTCTATTCCCTCTTTCGTTAGGAGTATGGAGATCTCTGTAGACGTGAGCTCCTGTTCGCGGAGATCCTTTATACGTTCACGAAGCTCCGGCGTGAAGACGGAACTTTCGTCCTTCAATCTTTCGCCGATGCTCTTGTCTCCGCGGGAGTTGATGATGCCGGCACGTTGCGCGGCTCCCTTTATCGCGTATACGTTTCCGATCGTCAGGCCGTGCTTTTCTGCAACGTCGGCCGGTTTCATCTTCGCCGCAAGGTCCGCGATCACGGCGTCCTTGTCGTACTTGATGCGTCGCACTTCCCTTTTTATCGCACGCTCGCGAGCTTCGGTATAGGAGGCGATGTGTATGGAGGCTATGAATGATTCACGCGGCGCGTGCCGAGGGAATGGAACTCCTCTACGATCGGCTCGATCTGCGCGAGCGATGCGCGCATCTCCTTCACGATCTTCACGAGCTCTTCCGCCTTCGTCGGCGGAAGCATGACGTCGCTATTCTCGTACGCATCCTGCATCTCGATAGCCGCGGCTCCGAGCGCTGTATTCGCCATACGCATCTTCCCCATTACTTCGGTTCCGTTCATCGTGAATTGAGCTTATCGAGAAGCGCGCGCTTCTTCTCGTCGGTAATAAAGAACGGGCATCGAGTGTTGTAGTACGTATCGAGAAGACCACACTCCCATCCGTTCGCGGTGCGCGTGAGCTTATTGCCGTCAGTCGGGCATTTGTTCGCGCGTAGGTTTTTCCAATTCTTCGCCATAAAAGACATTCTCTAGGACACTTGTCCTTTATCTTGTCCCATATCGATACCGAGCGCGGCGAGCGCGCTATCGACTGCGGACTTCTTCTTCGCATCATCCGTTGAACGTTCGATCGTGCCGATCAGGCGCATTGCCGCCGAGTGATTCGTGATCAGCATATTCAGAAGACCGGCGAACGCTTCCATCTGCTGTACGCGCTGACGCTTCGCAACTTCCGCAATGCGCGGATCGACGTTCGCGCTCTTGAAGGCCGGGTGCTCCGCATCCGCGGCGATCTCCGAAATGCGTCCGAGATACGGCGCGAGTTTCGCGACGTCTTTCAGAATGAGCACGACCATCCGGACGAGCATCTCGTCCGTGATCGGATCAAGCGGATTACCCTTTGATTCCGGCATACGCCTCTTCGATAACGACGCGAATCGCCGCGGCATTCTTCACGCCGCGCTTCTTCGCTATCGCCTTCAGCATCTTGCGATGCTTCGGGTACACGCGATCGCCTAGCGGCGTCGCCTTGTCTTCGACCTTCGGTTTAGCCTGACCTTTCTTATCCATAAGGACCACTCTACCACATGACCGCTAGCGCGCTAGCGGTATCCACACCGGACTTCCCTACCGCTTGCGCTTGCGGTATACTCGCAATATCCCAAGCGGGCAAAGCTAGGGGGCGTTAGAAATAAAGATTCTTATTCTATGGATATACCTGTCCCGGTTCTTATTGCTTTAGGCATCATCGCAGTCGCCATCGTGGCGTGGTTCAGTACTGCCGGCAAGGACTATGAAGCGTGCGAGGAGTGCGGCGAGAAGCTGTACTTTTGGGATACGAAGCGTTCGGAGTGTCGGAACGTTCGATGCTCGATGTATAAGAAGCGCGTATAACGAAATATACCTATGGCTCAATTTGAAGAAGCGCACGGACCGAAGCCGCTAGAAGGCGAGCTCGTGCAAAAGAAGTGGCGGCTCGATGAGTGGAGGAAGTTCGTAGCGACGAACTCTATCGATACTTATTCGATGATCGTGTGCTACGTGATTCTCGAACTTTACGAACACGCGCCGCCGAAAGAAAAGGAAGCGTGTCATGCCGCGCTTCACTCGTTCTGTCCGCCGGGGCTTACAGGCGCACAGGCAGATATGGCGATCGGTTTCTATCTGTCGCATGAGGTCGAGGGGCTTCCAGATCCGGAAATGGCCGCGATCTCACAGAAGGCATGAAGTCCCTCCGACAGATAACGAGCGAGCGTCTCGACGATGTGATGTGTCTGGTACGTAAGACGCCGATCGACATGAACTTAGTCGCGAACGATATCAAAGCAGAAGCCGAGCATCTTATCGATCGCATCATCAAGGCATTCGGGAATTGCGAGAAGTGCTACGGCAAGGGGTACGGAACCGCAACCGAGTACATGCAGTCCTTCCCTGACTTCGGCGACGAGGAGACGTTCGATGTGAAGATGCCGGTCGTGCGGTTCTGTACGTGTCCGCGCGGCGAGCAACTTCGGAAGCTCGTATCAGCCGGTAAAGTAGCTCCCTAGAGTATGGGAGAGAACTTCGAAATCAAAGCGGTCGAATCAGTAAACGAAGGGACGCTGATTCAGATCGACTTCAAGGGCGAGACGACGGGAGGGAGAATGTTCCTTCCGATACGAGACGTCTTCAAGGCGTTGAACAATTATCTTCAGACGGCGCACGAACACGCGCTCGTTCACACGTACGGATTCACGAAGGAAGATCCGGATGCGCCGGTAGCTAACTTGATCGACTGATATGGAAAAGACACTCTGGTATATATGGAGCATCGAACATACGGCGTGGTGGTGTCCTAAAAGCAAAGGCTACACGGGAAACATCGAAGGCGCCGGGCTCTACTCTTACAAGGAAGCGTGCGAGATCGTTCATGGAGCAAACTACACGCTTCGGTCGCAGGGAGGTCGAACACTTCCACACGAAGCGATGATCTTTGCAAAGCACGCTGACGCATGAGCTGTGTCCCTTGCGAAGAAGTCGAGAAGAAAGGAGACGTCGCATACGTGCGCGTAGACAAGGCGAACGTCGGACTGATCGGATGCGATGAACACGTCGGCAAGGTACTCGATATGCTCGATGCGTGCCGCGACATGGTAAAGAACTTCGGACTGCATCTTCCGGAAGATCCGCGGCGCGTCGTTCGTATAAAAGGATCGCTATGAGTAAATCCATCGGACCCTTCTCCTTCTGCCCGAAGCACAACGTCTTCTATAAGAGTTGCGGGTGCTCGTGGGAAAAGAAGAAGAAAAAGGAGAGCGACGTGATCGAGGTCGAAGACGATAAGAAGGAAGACGCATGAGCGAGATAGCACCCTACCGGCCGCACGTGCTACTCGTGGACGACGACGGAACCGTGATCGGCGAACGTCGCGCACAGCTCGTTCCGGGCGAGCCGGTACACCTGTCCGTGATCGAGGAGATGCGCGGCAAGAAAAAGCGCGAGCAGAAGAATAAGAGCTATCAGACGCAGATCGAGAAGCTGAAACGGGACGGGCTATACGGCTCGTCGTCGGATCCTATGTGGAATCCGCGGACCCGGATGCATGACTGTTGCGGGGCGCCGCGCGCGTACTACCACAGGAAGGGATGCAAGGTAGCCGGGAACCGTCTCGTCTAAAATATGGCGTAGTTGACACCTTTTACGACTATCCCCGCCTCCCCCTTGCATAACCCAAGCGCTTCGGTATTATAGCGAGACGGGAGATCCTAACCCCTTCCGTCCCACTATGAAGATCATCATCGCAGGGATCACGTGTTCGATGGGCTGTATGTATGCGGAGACGGCGGCGTGCGCGTGTTCGTGCCGCGGCGCTACGCACGGTTCGATGGTAGAGAAGCCGGTACTCGTTCCGGTAAAGTGCTCGCCGGCCGCTGAAGCGCGCTGTAAGGAAGGCAACGAGAGCGGCGCGTGCAAGTGCGCGTGCGGCGGAATCAATCACGGCGTTTATCAGACCATACCGGACTTTGCATCCGTAAAGATTTCTCACTATGCCGAAGGATCCTAATGCAGTAGCGCTCGGTTCGAAGGGCGGGAAGAAGACATCCGAAGCGAAGGCGCGGACCGCTCGTGAGAACGGGAAGAAGGGAGGTCGTCCGAAGAAGAAGCCGGTCCATGAATAACATCCCCACGAAGCTGAAGAAGGATCTTCTCGCGGATCCGGAATACGCGCGCTGTTCGCTTCTCGGATACCACACGTGCGGCGGCCGCATCACGCTAGAGCACGCGCTGATCTACGCCGGCCGACAGGTGCAGGAGAAGTACGCGATCATTCCGGTATGCGCGGCCGGTCAGGAGGTCGATCAATTTCAAGACGCCGGGACGATGGATAAGAACCGGAATAAGTGGGTCGCGCTGAACCGTGCGACGGACGAAGAGATCCGATCGATCTCGAAGGCGTTCAACTACATGCGCGAGCGCGATCGTCTGAACGGAATCTATGGCCTATATATTGCGCCCCCGGTTCCCCGTTCATAGACATTTCATCGCTTTATGCTATTATCTCGCGCAAGTCCGGTTTGCGCGCGCTACGGCGCCCGTAGGCGTAAAGATCACCGTCGCCGGCACTTCGATCGAATACAGAACGAGCCGCCTTCACGGGCGGCTCGTTTGCTATCATGCACGCAATGGATCTTCTCTTCGCGGATACAGAAACGACCGGCTTCGGCGACTGCCGCATGATCGAGATCGCGCACAAGACGCCCGGAGGCAAACTCTTTACGTGCCGCGTGAAGCCGCCGATCCCTATCGAAGCCGGCGCCACGGCCGTACACGGGATCACGGACGAAATGCTTACGCTCCTCCCGGCGTTCATCGAGCATCCGGAATACGGCACGATCAAACGGATCATCGAGACTTCCCTCGTCGTCTTTCATAACGCGCCCTTCGATATCGCGGTCCTAGCGCGGGAGGGAATTGCGGTCCCGACGTATCTCGATACGCAGAAGATCGCGAAGCATCTCTACCCGCACGCGCCGAACCACAAGCTACAGGGCTTACGCGACTATCTGCATCTCGAAGGAGGCGACGCACATTCGGCCGGAGGCGACGTTCTCACGCTCGAATCACTCTTCGTTCAGATGCACGCAGATATGGAATTGAAAGGGACCGCGCCCGACGACGTGATCAGACAGATGATGATCGCAACCCTACACTAATGCACGGTACGGTATCGAGCCGTTGCCTCCTTCAGATCTTCCCGGGTTTTTGAGGCCCGGAATCGTACCGAAGGCGCTCTACCTTTGAGCTACCCGTGCGCTTTTATCATAGCAGAACCGAACGTAGCACAATCTACATTTGACGCACATGGCCTTATTTGCCCGTAGAAGCCGCGTTCCGAGCGCGGCAATGGAATATCTCATCTGAAGGGGAAAAGATGCCTACAAAGGCAAACAAGGGCATATGCTGATGGATAGGAGGCGCCCTATCAATCGAGGTCCGACGGCTTGTTCCATCCGGACACACACCCCAAGAAAAGGCGCCTCCACCAGTTCTTTTCCCTCGAAAGGAGGTGATCCGTATCTACTGCCCGTATGGGTTTAGGACGGAAGGCCCGCGATTCTTCGCGGGCCTTTTCCTATGAGAGAAGCGGCTTCACTTTATTCCAGTACGGCGTGGTAGCGGCGTAGAGCTTGCTCGATGGATTCCAGGCGGAGGGTCCGCCGTTCCAGATGCGCGCTCGATCTTCGTTCGTCGGAGCGCGGCCGATCGCGGCCGTCGTAGCGTAGATCGACATATAGAGCCAAAAGACAGCGAGCGACTTCGCCGTGTAGCCGAGGAGATCCGCGGCGACGAACTTCGTGCCGTACTTCTTATTCACGTCGTCGCATACCGGCTGACGGATCTGCATCGGACCGTAGGCGTGTTCGGAAAGATGCTTATCCCCGTGTGCATTCGGATCGCCGCCGCTTTCTATCTGCATGATCGCAAAGTCTATGTTCATGGATACAGTTCGTGGAGTTTCTTCTTCGTGAGAGGACCGACGGTTCCGACGGCTTCGAGGCCGTACTTCATTTGAAAGCCCTTCACGGCCGCGGTCGTGATCGGACCATACGTTCCGGTCGCATCGACGTTAGAAGGGAAGATGCCTTCGTATTTCAAACACTCCTGAAGGGATATAACGGATTCGTTATAGTGCGGCTTCGCGGAGATCCCGTCGAACTTGAACGCGATCGGGTAGGAGGCGAACCAGTTGCGCTTCTCGTAGAACTCGCGCGTGATGAAGCGGCGAGAGAGGCCGCCGAAGTGCGCGCTGTCGTCGATCCATATGCCCTGCTTCCCCTGATAGATCGCCGGCTCGATGCCGACGACGGAATGGCGTAGGCCGTTCTGAACCGTAAGGCCCGGCGATTTGATCGTCGGTACTTCCTGCGACCACTCCGAGGAGGTGAAGTAGAACCACATCATGACCGCCTTGCGCGTCTTCTGAATCGTGCCGGCCGGTGTATCGAGATCGCCCGGCGTGAAGATCACGTCGGTATCGCTGATGCGGAAGATCTCCGCGACGTCTTCGTTATACGCATCCGGCTTGATCTTGTTCGCCGCGGCTTCGGTAGATACCACGTCTGAAGGGACGAGCGCTTCGAGCGTCATGCCTTCATTCGTATCGAGCGCGATCGCGTCGGCCGCCATCATACCTTCGGCCGGATAATTCGAACGCTTGCGGTAGAACGCAAGCGCGGAGAAGTCTATGTCGAGCCCCTTATTCACCTTGAAAAGTACGCGCTTTATCTTGCGACGGGATTCCGCTACGCAATCACTCTTGCCGCCCTGATCCTGTACGCCGAATGTACGGACCTGATCCTTCGGGATCTCTTTCCACACTACCGGCGCGGCCGCGGCGATCGTCTCGCTCGCGTGAACGTCCTGCGCTTCTCGCTCTTCAGGCGTACGAGTATCGAAGTTCGCGCCGAGTGTAGGAACCGCCGGTGCGGGAGGAGCGAAGAGAGATTTGAAGAAGGCGCCTAGATCCATGCGCTTATTTCTTCTTGCCGAGGAAGTGGATGCCGGTCGAGCCGAGGAAGTTCAGGAGCGCGAGCACGAAGACGTTCACGGAGCTTTCGTCGAGGTTGCCGGTGAGCATGAACGTACCAATGGCGCCGGCGAGAGAAAGGCCGAGCGCGATGATGCGAACGACGACGACGTACGGTCCGTACGAAAGATTCTCGACCGTCGGGATACGCTTGATCAGCGAGACGAGGCCGGAGACGAGGAAGGGAGAAACGAGAAGAAGAAGGTTTTCCATATGCCCCCAGTATAAGCACGTATCGAAAATGAGTGTAAGGGTTATCCCCCGAACAATTTCACGAGGATCGCGGCGCCCCCGGCAGATGCCGCGGAGATGCCGGCGGCGAATCCGATCATGCGGCCCTGAAGATTATCCTTCCACGTATTGAGCTCCTTCAGATTCTTCCCGTGCGCTTCTACGGCTTCAGTAATCGGCTTGAACGCCTCTTCCGAGACGAAGTGATCGCCGAGCGCGGAGAGTGAGTTCTTGATCTCTTGAAGGTCGGCGGCCGACTGCTTCTTCATATCGAGGAGATCACGGCGAATATATCCGAGGTGGATATTCACTCCTTCGGGCGTAGTTGCGGGCGGCATTTCAGCGGCGTCAGGCATAGAGATGAGGACGTCCATTTACCAACGCAACCATATTTCGCATGAAGGATTGATGGGCTGTCATGCGCGTATTTTACCGTGCATATGCCTATTCAAAAATACGTTATTCGAATCTAAAGAGTTGTGTAGAACCGCCGCCGGCCGGAGGTGTTCCGGGTGTGTAGTCTACGGCGGTCCAGAGCGCCGTCGCATTGATGTTGTTCGTGTTATCCGTAGTGATCTTGATGCCGGTCTGCATCGAATCGAGCGTCGTCGAGGTCCAGTTCACGGCATCCGGATCCTGATAGAGCGTGAGCGTCGGGTTCTCCGGAATGGATCCGGCGTTCGTGAACCACGTCGTCGCCGCGGGCGTGATACCCGTACCCTGCGCGATCGTGCCGCCGCTCGTCTTCTCCACTTCCACTTTGAACGTAGGATTCGAAGCCGCGTTATCCGCACGGTAGCGGACGTTCTGCTGTACGAGATTGATCGTGTCGTACGAGGCAAGCCCGGAGTTTCCCATATTGTAGAGATCCTCCTGATTCAGCGTCGTCGAAAGCACGTAGTCCGTGATGTCGTTTGGAGGCGTCTCTTCCATCTGCGACCAGTTCGCGCCGCTATCCGATCCACCTCGGGTCCATCCGTTCGCATCGCCGGCCGCATTCGGGCGGAGATAGATCACTTTCGTATTACCGGGGAAGGAGGTCTGCGCCGATCCGGTCGAATCGTTTATCTTCACGTCATCGAAATACATATCGTTCGTCGTCTGCGCGCCTGTAACGTTGCCCCATAGTGCGCGCGCCCATTGGCCCTGATTCGAGTTCGCGCCCGTTGCGAACGTCGTCCAGTTGCCGGCGCCGTCGTCGATGCGGCCGGTCAGCGTGCCGGGGCTCGTCGATGCGTCATTCGAAAGCTCGACGCATGTCCACGTGTTGAGCGGGATCGCGCTCGATGCGGATCCGATCTGCGTACCGTCCGATTTGAGGAGGACCAGCGTGCGGCTCGTCGTCATGGTGATGTTGCCGACGGCCGTATTTGAGATGTTGCTCCATCGAAGGAATTGCGTGCTCGCGTTCGGGGCGGCCACGATATAGACGCACACGGAAATGAAGCCGGTCGTCGTCTGATTCGTCGCGGCGACGTGCTGGCGCCAAAAGCCCGCGGCGGCATTCACGCGGCCGGCGTAGGTTCCCGTGCGTACGTTCGTCGTCGAGACGGAGACGGAGGAGTTCAGCGTGAACTCCATCTGATCGGTCGTCGAGTTGAGCTCGTAGCCTTTCGTATCGAGACGTGCGGCCGACGCCGATGCCGGCGCCATGAGGACGAACGCTATGAAGAGGAATGAGGCGAGGAGCTTTTTCATTTTGTTTTGCCGGTGAGCGTTTCCTTATCGTATATCCAGAACGTGTCAGGATAGTCCGCCTTGTTCGAATATCCGGGGACCGTACGCGGGACGTACTTATCGGCATCGAGTTCGAGGACCGTACCGGCCGGGATGCCGCGGAAGTCTTGCGTGAGGATCTTATCCGTCGGCTCGATCTTCGCGGGAAGTGGATGCGCGACGAAGCTCGCGCCACCCGCAAGCGCGGCGCCGGCAAGGAAGGATGCGATTTCTTTCTTCATAGATTAGTCAGCGGTTATGGACTTGGATACGGTACACGAGACGTAGGTCGGAGAGGAAGCCGGTGTGCCGATATCGACGTAGCGCTTCTCGCCGGCCGTGAAGGTGTTATTCGTCGAGAGCGTGTTCGTGCCGACGGTCGTCGATGCGTTCACGAGGTTCATGCGGTTCGTACCGTCATAGAAGGAGACGTTCAGCGTTCCGGTATCCGTGAAGCACTTCAGGCCGTTCCATGTCTCGCCGGTGTATGCCGGGCCGAGCGCCATCGTCGTCGTGCCGGTCCATGCGGTCGTCGTCGAGACGGTGAACGCCGGATAGAAGTTTCCATCGCCGAGCACGCGCGTCGCGCTGTTCGATTGGTACTTGAATTGATTACTCGTCGTATCGATTCCGATATCGCCATCCGTTGCGACGGTCGGCGCGGATCCGTTCGGGATGCGGAGGATGCTGGTGAAGATGCCGGTAGCCGCCTGAACGATTCCGGACCACGTGCTGTTAGTTCCGGAGATGGCCGTCGTC